TCTGCTCCTTTTTATTCACTATACCCATATTATAACCGAAATGGCAATTTCTGGTCAACCGCGAGGTTAGCGGTCACTGACTTCCTGTCCCGCCCATGATTCGCCACGTTCTGGTACTCTTTTACGGAACTCCTGGCTGAGATAGTAGGCCGAGAGTTTGTTTTCGATCATGGCCGGTAGATCGCCGTAACCCTGCTCGAGATAGAACTGCACCGGACAACTCCTCCAGGATCTCTTCTTCAGGAATTGTGCATAGTGACCGCGATGCTGGGAATTCTTGGGATTGAATATGGCCCATGGACGACCTTTGACATCTAGTAGGCTCATTCTGCGGCACCGATACGACAGGCCGCGAAAAACTTCTGCTCATTGAATCGGGAATTTGCGGCTTTGCAGGCTGACGCCACTGCTACCGCGGCATTGAGTCGACAGTTGAAGTCGATGATGCCCGAGATATATTGGGCGAGCAGTTCAAAGTGTTTCTTAGACATGCTATGGCTCCTAAATTGTTACTGTTCTATTATTATACGAAAATGGATATTTCTGGTCAACCACCGCAAAACAGCTAGGTTAGTGGGCACTAGCCAAAGAAAAACCCTGCCTAAGGCAGGGTTTTCCAAGGTACTACTGCTGTGAAACTTTTAGAACGTGTGGACGAGGCCCACAGTGGTGGTCTTGGTGTCGAGACCTGCTGTAGCAGGAGCAGCGACCTGACCGGCCATGTACATCCGGGCGTTGGTATCATTGTCCACTGCAGAGTAGGCAGCATACAAGGAAGTACGCTTGCTCAAAGCCTTGCTGACACCAACGGTGTAGCCTTTACCTTCGCCAGCTGTGGCCTGTGCACCATCCTTGGCGATAGCATACACGCCATGTAATGCGAAACCAGCTGCGAGAGGAACACGTACGGAACCTTGTGTGTTCTTGTTCTTGGCGTCGTTGGCGTTGTTGACATCGCCTTCGGCATAAGTCACACCAACTTGTGCGTAACCGAGATCATAGGCTGCGCCATATACTGTAAAGTCACGCTCACCAGCTGTGGATGTGGCATCGACTTTATGGATACCAGCAAACAGCTTGAGGCGGCCATCATCATAACCTACCAATGCACCTTTCTGATCACCTGCGGTGTCAGTGGTGGCACCGGCACCATTGGCCGAACCAAAACCTACTTGACCATAGAACCCACCAATCTTTGGTGTGATATACTTGATCACGTTCTTCTGATCGCTGCCCAGTTCAATGGCTGTGCCGTTGACAGCACGGTTACCAAAGTTACCAAATTGGCTGGTGCCTGTGTCAACATCTTGTGCATAGGTCACGTCCTGGCGTCCGATGCGGACTTCGCCCAGGATGTTGCTGCTCAGACCTACCCATGCTTCACGATTGAAAATTTCATTGGTTGCCACTGTGGTAGAGCCCATGGAACCTGCAGAAGGATTCAGCTGACCTTCTAACTGGAAGTTGGCTTTGAGACCACCACCCAAATCCTCTGTGCCACGGAAGCCAAGACGGCTGGTGGCCACACCGTTGTCAAACGCACGGGTGTAAGAATTAGTACCGTTGTCATGATTCTGGAATCCGGAGTCGATAACACCGTAGACCTGCACGCTTTGTGCGCTCACGGTTGTTGCCATTGCGGCCAAGGCCGCTGCGATTGCTAATTTCTTCATTGATTTTCCTTTTCTAGATAGGGAATGAGATTGAACTCTCAGGAATACTTATACTATGTTTTCGTCACAGTGAAATATTTGCACGGGCTTCGCTGACGGTATATTGTGCATCAGAGAGATTGTTCGCTACGGTCTGATTCGGGTTTATGTCTGGTAATTGCGTATCTAAGGTGATTCCCACAGCATTGAGTACCGCTATATTTCTTCCCTCTCGCATGCTGGCTATCACGGCCTGGCCTGGTAGATTTGAAGTGTTGGCTACTGCTTCAAAAAACTGTGCCGCACCCCCTTTGGTGATGTCAAGCCCGATGTCGTGCAATCTGCTGGCAATACCCAGGCTCACCGAAACTGAATTAGGGATAAGATTGGCGTTGCCGATGTCATTGACCACGTTGCCAATATCTATCCCAGCAGCGATGGAATTCGTGACATTGAGTTCCAGTTGGTATGCCATGGCATTATAGGCTTGATTGCTGACGTTGGCTTCTTCGCTGTAGGTGGTAGCAATATTCGCCATCACGGTATTGCCTATAGAGATAAGATTACTAAAAGCCGAATCAATCACATTACCAAATGATTCGTCTGGTCCATATGTACCTTGCCCAGGCAAAGGTGGTGGTATAGCGATCGTATAGGTATCAGGTGGACCTGGAATGAATGAGGTATAGGCATTAGCGAGAACATTACTCATGACCGTGTAAACGCCTTGTGTGCCCGTGAGTGGATCTAGCGCACCCATGTCGGCCAGCAATTGTACGGTTCCAGTAACCGATGGTAATGCTTCGTTAACTGTGGCACCGGCTGCGATACCAATGACATCATTGACCGTGATGGTGTTTCCGGGGCCTGTTCCTGTGGCAAAAGTATTGCCCCATAGATTGGCTATCACTGGCGGAATCGGGGTATCGAGATCGTTGATGAGATTTAGATCTTTGTTACTTTCTAGATTGCTGACCGCTGCTGCTACGCTGGGGAGATCTGTGTTGAATATTTCTTTGACCTGGCGCAGGCTGCGACTCAACGCTTGGTTAGCCAAGGCCTGATCTGGGGGTATGATTTTTTTGAGATTATTGTACGTGGTCATATCAATGTCGTGGTTCCAGATCCCAATGGTGAGAGTCCTAATCTAGCACGTATGATAGGATCATCGCCGGTGTAGGTAGGTGCGTTGGGATCTTGCAAGTATTTCTCAAGGTTGGTATTGACCGATGTAGCCGTGGCGTAGATACCTTTGAGACCGTCTGGTGTGGGCATGGTCAGACTGGTATAACTGGTAGGTAATATCTTTTTAGGATCCAATAGATCTGCTAGGCTGGATATGTTAGGGGTGGTCACCCCTAGCATACTCTTTACTTGTGCGAGTTCACTGCCGGTGATCTTGCTCATACCTTCGTAGAGCAATTTGTTAGCAGAATCAGTCAACCCAGGGAACGTGCCCGACGCCAGTGCTGTGAGATCTGCGGTACTGACCCCGGCCTGTTTTAAGATAGATTCTACACCGGGAATGATGCCGCCTACCGATGACAGTTGTTTGATCAGAGCTGAAGGATTTCCGAGATTGGTGAGATTTCCCATATCAATAAGATTACCTAATTTGCTCATGTCTGTGCCTAGTGCACCAAACGCTTCGCTGACCTGGCTGAAACTTCCTGTGATGAGATTATCCATGCCACCGGTTAATGTACCGAACGTGCTGGAAAGACTTCCCACATTGAGATTGGAATTGATGAATTGATTGGCCTGGCCGACTAACCCCTCGGCAGAATTAAAAATTTGCCCAAATTTTGAGAGATCGCCTTGCCCCATGATGCTAGAAGCGGTCTGATTGATGAGACCAGTGAATCCCCCATCAAAGACTCCGCCAGGTGCGATGGTAGAAAGAGCGGAAGTAAAACTACTAGGGATAGCATTGGTAAGCGCCGGAAAAACATCGGCGCCCATGGTACGCAGATTGTCCAAGACTCCCCCGCTGAGAGAACCGGTAGCCTGTGTGACGATGTCCGAAAATTGGTTGGTGATGGGCAAACTCGAAAAACCCGAGATCGCGCTGGTCAACGATGAACTGACATTTAATCCTGCACCTATACCCGGGAGAGCAGCGGCGCCTGGAACCAACCCGGCACCGGCTATCATCATTACTGGACTTAATCCTCCGCCACAACTCATTGATTATCCTCCTGTAACGACATCAGAAGATCCAGTGGCTACTCTGGTACATGTTGCCAAAGGATCACCAACTCGGGCAGCCGGTCGGCCGTTGATAAAAACCGAGGAAGACCCCGAGGCGATAGGTGCTACATGTGTTGGGCATCTTTTACCACCAGGACGGAGATGCGGAGTTGAAACGTCCCCTAGTCTGGCAGCAGGTCTTCCATTCACGAATACATCAGGACTTCCAGTGGCAATAGTATATCCACTACAATGAGGTACTCCCAGATCGCCTTGTCTTGCTTGAGCGGGCACGTTCTATCTCCATCAACCTATCAAATTTTGGAACCCAGGAATCGATCTCGTCGAGCTGTTCTTGGGTGTGCGGGCCTGGCGGGATTTCGGGACAGAATTCTATCACACGATCGAATTCCTTGGGTATGTCTTCATACCTGTTAAACGTGTGTAGTTGGCCCGAGATCATGATCACGAACCTATGCGGCATGCTCTATCCAGTTATGATCTGCTTGCGGACGGGTGCTATGCCCGTGGTGGCTTGGATCCAACTGTCGCGCACATCTTCACGGGTTTCCGCGATCATAGCCCAACTGCTGTTATTTAGCCGGACATTCTTGTCCAGATTTGCCGAAAACATACCGGGCATCATCTGGAGTCCTTGTTGGCTGATCACGGTCATGATAGGGTGCTCAATGATCATGTGATCGGGGTGGATTTCTGTGACTTTAGCCACGAATTCCTCTCCGGTGAGTATTTTAAAACTGTAAATGGTATCTGTTTGGATGTTCATATTCTCTGGTCCGCAAGTGAGTTACGCAGATCGATCTCTGAAATGATATCTTCTGCACTCATCTTACTTAAACCAGTCCAGCCGCCCTCGACAAATATCTTGCCATCCATATAAATCTGGGGCACAGTACGATGCCCTTGACTCTTGATGAATTCTCGGGCTTCTTCGTCTGATTCGATGTTGATCTCGCGGAAGTTGATGTTTTTGGCTTTGAGATAGTTTTTGGCCTGTACACAGTACGGGCAAACGGTTTTGGAATATATGGTCAACATTATAGTGAAAGTCCTGCCAGTGTGTTAGAGTCTACATCTTGTTTAGTGCCGCCGATGACATAGGAGGAAATTTCTGTCTCCTGCGGTGCCACTTGTACTTCGGCTCCGGCGATCCATTTCTGCGTCCAGGGCAAAGGATTCGATCCTCCCCTGAACTGATTAGGTAGCCCGATGGCGGTCATCCGCTTGTGTGCGATCCACTCTATATAGTCGCAGAGCAATTGTTGATTGAGACCGATCATTGATCCGTCTTTGAAAAGGAAAGCAGCCCATGTCTTTTCTTGTGCCACTGCTTCTTCAAACATGGCCTGCATTTCTGTCTGCGTCTCGGCTTTGATTTTTGCGAAGTCCGGGTCGTCGCCGGGCAATAGCTTCAGCATTTGCTGTGTAAACGCTAGGTGAACATTTTCGTCTCGGGCGATAAGTTTAATAATCTTTGCGTTACCCTCCATCTTCTTGAGTTCTGCGAACGCCCAGGAGCACGCAAAAGATACATAGAACCGGATGCCCTCGAGAACATTAACTGATGCGAGAGCGAGCCACAATTTTTTCTTGAGTTCATATTCTGTGATCTCCACGGTTTTGCTGTTGACGGTATGTTTTCCTGCCCCCAGCAGTTGATACCAAGTGCTGTATTCGATCAGTTCATCGTAATACTTGGTGATGTTACCAGCACATGCGATGATTTCTTCGATGTCTAACATCTCATCAAATACCTGACTGGGATCGCTGTAGATATTGCGTATGATGTGTGTGTAACTACGGCTATGGATAGTCTCGTTGAACGCCCACGTTTCGATCCATGTTTCTAATTCTGGCAGCGTGGCCAAAGGTAAGAACGCTAGATTAGGACTCCGGCCCTGTACTGAGTCAAGTAATATCTGCCGCTTTAGGTTGCTGGTAAAGATATGTTGTTCGTGTGGTGTAAGATCTTTGAAATCTTTGGCATCACGAAGAACATCCACTTCTTCTGGTCTCCAGAAGAATCCCAATTGTTTGTCAGTGAGTTTGTCAAACTGACGATATTTTAATGTGTCATATCTCTGCATTCCGACCCCGCCATTGGGATCGAGGAATGCCAGACTGGTGGTATGATCTCGATTTTTCTTTAAATTCAGGACTGACATTTTATTTCCTCGGTTTTTATTATATAATCAATTATATATGAAGCCAGGTGTTTATGACCGTAATCATTGGGGTGGCTCTGGCAAGGCCAAAAATACTTGTGTTGCTGGACCGGTTCCGGAAACCCATTGTCAAGATTGACCTCTAAGAGATCTCCCAGTCTCTTGTCGGGAGGTAGTATCCAGTGATCGCTGTTCAGTGGAAATCTGCTGGATGCTTCGACACGATATTGGTTGTTGACCATGTGATACCTGATACCTTTGCTGTTCAAATACATGGTCGTAGACCACAGGGTTCTTTGGGCACAATACATTTGATAATCATAGTTGTCAATCACCCGATACCATGACTTGTCATTGACTGACCATCGGAGATCGATGGGGTCTCCTGTTTCATTAATCCAGAAATATCTTTGGAAACTGGGCCAGACGATAAAGTAAACACGATCCCGGAAATCCTCCTGCAGTTCACTATACTCAACCACTTTGAGCATCACGTGCTCGGGGCTAATACCTTCCTGCCCTAGGTTGACTTCTTCCCAACCAAAATGGTCGCTGACCAAGCGACTGAAACGATTGTTACGTCGATACGACTCTTGGTCTTGGCTCCGATAATCAGGACCCATGGATTTCTCTAGTTCTGTACCGAGACACCACGAGTCCCCAAACCATACTGCTGCGGTCGTCATAGCCGTATCAGATCACGCAGCTTTCGCATTCACCGCTGTCAGCGACAGGATCTAATTCTAATTTCTGTCCGTGTTTGACTCCCAATGCATCCAGATCGATTTCACCTTGTCCATCGTAGGTGTTGAAATAATACAATTGCTTGCCACCATACTTGTAAAACATAATCATGTGTTTCAGCATTTCGCTCATGGGGATCTTCTCATCCTCGTAATGCTGAGGATTGTAGCTAGTGTTGACACTGATACCTTGGTCGATGTACTTCTGCAGCACGGCCATGATCTTGAGATAGCCTTCGGGCGATTTCTGATCCCACAGCAATTCATACTTGTTCTTGAGTCTGCGGAACTCAGGAACCACTTGTTTGAGCACACCATCCTTGCTCTGCTTGATGCTGACGTAACTGCGTGGAGGTTCCACACCATTGGTGGCGTTGGAGATCTGCGCCGATGTTTCTGCGGGCATCAACGCCATCAGTGTCGAGTTGCGGATACCAGTTTGTTTCAATTGCTCGCGCAGACCGGCCCAGTCAACTGCATCTTGATGCGGGACTAATTCATCTACATCACGCTTGTAGGTATCTACTGGCAGGATACCATCGCCGTAGCGTGTTTCGTTGCTCTTGGGGCAAGCACCAAATTCTTTGGCCAAGTTGGCCGATGCCTTGATGAGATAATAACTCCAGTACTGTGCCCAACGGTCCACCACAGGCAGGGCGGCAGGATCGCTGTATGATAGATCGTTCTTGGCCAGCCAATAGGCCAAGTTGATGATGCCCACGCCCAAGGGACGGCGATTCTCTGTGGCTAACTCGGCTGCTAAGATGGGGTAGTCTTGATAGCTCAACAGCGCATCGAGACCACGCACGGCTAGAGTACAGGCCTTTTCCATGTCCTCGGGTTCTTTAAACACACCCCAATTGATGGCCGATAGTGTGCAGAGAGCGATCTCTCCGTTAGGGTCATTGACATCACTGAGAGGCTTAGTAGGCAGGTTGATCTCTGTGCAGAGATTGCTCATGCGAATGGGGGCTAACTCAGGCTTGAAGCTACCATGACTGTTGGCATGATCCACATTCATGAGATAGATACGTCCTGTGTCTTTGCGTTCTTGCATGAATCGGCTGAACAAGTCTACTGCCTTGATGGTTTTCTTGCGCAGTTTAGTGTTGCGCTCGGCCCGTTCATAGAGTTCACGGAAACGGTCCACGTCTGTGTAGAATGCGTCCCACATGTCGGGCACGTCGTGTGGCGAAAATAGCGTGATATCACCATTGCCTAACAAACGCTCATACATGACTTTATTGAATTGTACGCCATAGTCCATATGGCGTACACGGTTGTCGTCTGTGCCTTTGTTGTTCTTGAGTACTAATAAATCCTCGACTTCAAGATGCCAGATGGGATAATAAAGAGTGGCTGCACCATTGCGCACACCACCTTGGCTACACGAGCGGGTAGCAGCCTGGAAAAGTTTGTAGAAAGGAATGACGCCTGTGTGATACGCATCTCCGTTGCGGATCGGCGAGCCTATGGCGCGGATACGACTGGCGCCGATGCCTATACCAGCCTTCTGACTGACGTATTTTACGATAGAGCTTGCTGTGGCATTGATGCTATCAAGACTGTCGTCAGTTTCAATCAACACGCACGAACTGAACTGCCTTTGAGGTGTCCGAACACCTGCCATTACAGGAGTAGGCAACGAGATCTGATGTGTCGAGATAGCATCATAGTAATCACGCACCCACATCATACGAGTGTCTTGAGGATAATTGCTGAACAGTGTGGCGGCGATTAGCGCATAAGCTACTTGTGGAGTTTCATAGATGTCTTTGGTCACGCGATTCTGCACCAAGTACTTGCCGCGGAACTGTTCCATGGCAGCATAGGTCAGCTGTTCGTCGCGCTCGTGCTTGATGAATCCATTGATACGATCCCATTCTTCTTCGGTGTAGGCTTCTAGTAATTCTGCATCATAGAATCCTGCCTGTGCATTCTGCCTGACTAGGTCCAAGATATGCCACGGCTTGAAATCGCCGTAGACTTGTTTGCGTAGATGATAACAGATCAATCTGCCAGCCACGTATTGATAGTTTGGTGTTTCTTCTGAGATAAGATCGGCTGCTGACTTGATCAGTGTTTCTTGTATGTCGGCAGTTTTTATGCCATTGTAAAATTGTATGTGACTCTTGATTTCAACTTCGCTTGCTGAGACTCCTGTGATTCCTTCCGTGGCCCAGAAGACCACGCGATGCAACTTTTCGAGATCTAGCACCTCTCGGCCGCCGTCTCTTTTTTGTACTTGTATCTGTGACATGTGTTACCCTAATAAATGTTGTATTTTACTGCTATTGATCGTTTTTTTAATGACTAAGTGTGTTGAGTGGATATTTAACATCTCACCAAGGGTCCAATTCAATATATATTTTCCATGATTGATCTGGACTAAATTGCCGTTGTCGGTTTCGATTATGCTGATCTCGTCCATTGCGTCATGATCTATTAATAAAAGAGTATACACGATTCCCAGAGCTCGCGCAAGTCCGCAATAGGTATTGTCGGCCAAAAGATCCCAAGGTCCTGGCCAGATTTCAACATCGTCCCAGTGTAGATAATATGGTCTCCAAGGAGTTTGCTGCCACCAATCATTGACTCGTAGCAAACAAGTTTCAAGATCAGCGGCTGCGGCATCTTCCCGCAGTGACACCCATTGTGCCAAACGGCTCTGATAATCAGATGCCCACATCAGGCTAGATATTCGAGTGAATAGGTTAAAGTGGCAGATCCAGAACTGGTATAGTTTACCGAGATATTATCCAGTGACTTGGACACTCCCAACACGACTCCAGTATCAAAATTATCAACATAGTCATCAGTGTAAGCGGTGCTCGATGTTGAATCATCACTAGTACCATCAACTACTATCAATGTTCCTGTTCTCACTGTGGCACCGGCTACGACGGTATAATCCATGCGGAAGGCACGCACATCAGTGGCATTGACAGTAAAAATAGGTTGTGGTGATACCTGTGTGGTCATGGCAAACGTAGCGCCATTTGTTCTTGTATAACGTCCCAATTGGATCGAGCTAGAAGTGCTAGATCCAGTAGTAGTAGTGCTGCCAGAGATAGCGATACGCGGAACGACGTTGTTGTCGTCATTGGTACGTTCAAACATGTCATACACAGACACGTTGTTGTCATACCCAATGGATATCACTGGCACCGAAGGACTTCCTACACCGCTGAAACTATTGGCCACATCAAAGAAAACATTGTGTGCGCTGACATTGAGTGTGATATTACCAAACACCACACCTTGGGCATAGATCGAGTCAAATCTATTAGAAACTATACGTGTACCAGTGGGGCCGCCGTTGATCGCTGGACCATCACCCAAGACCACACCTTGGAACAATGCCCTAAAATTACTGTTGCTGACAGTGACACCTTGTGTCTGTTCTAATGTGTTAAGACCATAGGTCAATCCAGAGAATCGGCATTTATCAAAAGTGATCTGGCTACAAATAAAATTCGTAGTACTGGCGAATCGCACTCCTGCGATATTGTCTGTGGCCAGATCACCAGTGATCGATGTTTCGGTCAATGGACCGCGGAAATTCACGCTGTCAAAGTAGCATTGTGTGGCATCTTCGACTAAGAACACATCGGTGATGATTGCGGTCTGGAAAGTCATGGAAGAAATTTCGATATTCCTAGGCGCAGTGGCTCCATTGTTGCCGATGTTGACCCCAGTTTGCTGTAAATTGTCAGCATATTGTGCCACATAATTAGGTACACTGGGGACTTGTGGATCTAGTAAGATGATAGAACAATCAGCGCCTTCGCCCATCAATTTGGCATAGGTGGGTATCAGGATGGTATTTGAGACTCGATATGTGCCAGCTGGGAAAAATAGACTGCGTCTAATTTGTGTATTATTGGCGCGGCAATAGAGATCAAACAGCGCACGATTGATGGCATCAGTATCATCTGCTACTCCATCGCCCACTGCTCCATAGTTACGTACTGATGTGTAATCGTCTAGACGAGCCTGTACAGTACGCACCACTGGGTCTCCGGCTGACGGACCGGTCTGTGCGGTATACCCCACTGTGCTATCTTGATAGATATAGGAACTAAGAGTCGTGATATCTGAAAACTCAGTGAGTATTTCGGTGTTACCGATGACAGGAGCACCCTCTTGCAAGGTTCCGTTACCGATAAACAACCTACGGCTGTCCACGCACCACCCCAGCTCTGCGCCGGCCAGTTGTGGTAGATTTTCTGTCAACCCTTTTCGATTAGTGATCCGAGATACTTGTACTATGGCCATGTGAGTATACCTATGTTCTAGGTATTTATGCGGTCAAGTAATAGAGCTCTAGACGCTTCCACCACTCTTGTTCCCAGTGGTCAAAATCCTCGGGTTTCAGCACGAATTCCTGGTATTCGGGGGGTTTTGTGATGTTAAACTGATCGTCCAATTCAGGGCGCACACACATCAGCACCACGCCCTTGCGTATTTTCGTGCCATAGACTTCGTTGTGTGCTAGAGCATAAGCCACCAGCTGTAGCTTATAGTCGTCGATCCACTCTTCACGTTTGGGTTTGTTGGTCTGTTTGTAGTCCAGGATGCTTTCTTCTCCCAGATGTATGCCGCAGCCATCAGTGGTACCAGCGTAAAGATTGGGAAAATAAAGCGGAATTTCTACTCCCCAAAATTCGTCGACTTTTTTCAATCCTTGATCGATCACTGTCTGGGCCATGGCATGGCTGGCCCAAGCATAGGGATTGGTTCCGGCTGGTTTGATCTGCCCAGTTTTTACATAGTGCTCAAGATAACTGTGCATCCTGGTGCCTCGGTTGGCAGCTTCGGTGGTGATCTGCTGGGCTTTTTCTGTGCCCACACGCTTCTTCCAGTTGGCCAAGGCTTGGCGGCTTTCTTCGGGCTTGGTTTTGTCTAGGATGGTGGTCACGCTGGGGACTTTTTTTCCATCAGGAGTAGAATAAAGTCTTTTTCCGTCCTCAGAGGTCCGTGATAATTGGTGGTAGTCGAATTTAGGATTGTACATTTTCTTGGGTTTTAAAATAGTTTATCAGATGATTGGACAATAAGCGATGCATGTCGCGATTTGGATGCTGGCCATCGGGGTAAAATAATTCGGGGTTTCTATCAAAAAATTTCCAACGCTGTGCTGCCAATTCAAATAGTTCAATTATTTGATCTTTGTAATCTTTGTATTTCCAGTTGAGATAATTGATACTGTCGATATCGATCGTCTGGACCATTGGAACTGATGGGTCCGCCAACCCGCACCAACTGGGCGATACTAATTTTAATCTCGAGAATGATGATAGATCCACAGTGACGTCAGTGAGTCCGCCCACGACATATAAATCTACTCCCAGTTCTTCAGCAGCATCATTGAATTCTTTGTAAATTTCTAGGTAAAATCTGTTTAAAAATTCTTGGATGGTTTCACCAGGCAGCATTGGAAACTCACGAAAAGGAAAACTCCTGCCGATATCAGTCTGTATCAATAACGGTATAAATTGTTTGTGAGGATTACATTGCACTGCATGTTTGAATAACCCAACGAGCCTGATGAGGTCGCTGGCAGGTTGACTGAGATTCCAGACGTCATATATTTCGTCACGGAGATACTGTGTCATCCCAGGGTGTCTGATACCATATTTTCCGGCATTGTCTGTTCCCCATTCCCCTGCTCCCCACGAGCATGATAATATCAGTAGGGTTTTCAAACTCGGAAACTTTCACCACAACCGCAGCGATCTTTCTCGTTGCTGTTGATAAATTCAAATCCCTCATTGAGACCTTTTTTCTGATAATCGATGATCATGTTGTCTAGATACACCAAATGTTCGGGTTTGACATAGACTCTGACACCATTGGTATCGTAGTGGGCCACACAATGTTGTTTTCCTTGCTCGGTGTCTACATACTCGAGCGTGTATGCCAATCCAGAACACCCGGTGGTACGAACCCCTACCAGAATACCCAGGCCGCGGGCGCGTCGTTGTATCGCTTGTTTGATTTTTTCTGCAGCGATGTCAGTGACTGATATCATATCAACTCCTTAATTTCTTTCTTTAAACTAGCATTCCAGTCCATACTCATGAAATGTCTGTGATTATGATCCAGGACAGGTCGTAGTTTTTCAAATACTTCTCGATAATCAATCTTGCTTAGTTCTTTAGCTTGATACAACACAGATTCCTGTCGTTGATCGTGATCCTGTATGTCATCATAACTTTCATCGACTATATCACCAAAAGTCTGGAATCCCAACTTTCTTAATGCTCGTAACGATCCCGGTGCGGCGAACAACAAAAAAATCCTCCGCGCCATCAATGGCTTGGCTGTTTTTTCAGTGAAGAACAATCGGTCATGGTTGGTCTCTGCTACCAAACTATAAAACGACTGATTATATATACGCCACGGTATAAAACAACTACGATTACCAGTCATACGATCATAATAATTCACTCTATCCGTGGACTCCTCAGATCCGCCATCATGATCAAACCCTGCCATCCATTGTCCCGTTAGCCCTGGATATGATAGTTTAACTTCTGAACATAGTTGTGGATCTTGACAGATCGAATCATATATTTTATTTCTCCAGGGCTTACGACGTCCCAGCATACATTCAAACGTCCACGAGTCACTAGCAGGTTTGCCGATACGAGACAAAAAATTTTGATACGATTCTATCTCGCGGACCCAATCGAACCAAAAAAAGTTTGGATGGAATCTACTGTATGCCGGGTGGCTGTTTGGCAGGATCGTGCTGTCCCAAATATACACACGCGGATCCTTGCTGAAAAAATCAGCGGCCCATCCTTCTCGATCTATGATGAATATTTTGTTCGCTTGTTTCCATCCCGATCTTGATGTGATATCACGATACTGCGGATCAAACCATCCCGGATAATAATTTTCCGGAGCACGTATGTCTAATCTCCAAAGAAAACATCCTGCCCGATCGAGTCCAAGTTCCCGCCAAGTTTCAAAGTCGTTGGTCCATTGAGACCAATCACTCTGCATGTTTTTTCTTGTAGTCCTCTATGGCTGCTTTGATGGCATCTTCGGCCAAGATAGAGCAGTGGATTTTCACAGGCGGCAATGCCAACTCTTCGGCGATCTGCGTGTTCTTGATCTGCGTGGCCTGTGCCAGGCTCATACCTTTGAGCCATTCTGTGGCCAGGCTTGAACTAGCGATCGCCGATCCGCACCCATAGGTTTTAAATTTAGCGTCTTCGATGATGCCCTGCTCGTTGACTTTGATCTGCAGTTTCATCACATCACCGCAGGCAGGCGCACCCACCATGCCGGTCCCAACGTGCGAATCTCCTTTGTCAAATGAACCCACATTCCTGGGATTTTCGTAATGATCTAAGACTTTTCCGGAATAAGCCATATTTTTCTCCTAACTTTGATTTTAACAGATTTTTTGACCTGGCGCGATCAATTTGGCACCACAAATATTTATAGGCTCTGTATATCGATTTTCTTACGCTTTTGGGCTACGAACTTTAGTTCGTGATAGGTGTCGTCTGCGCTACAGAATTTGCATTGTGGGATCATATCATCGATATGGGCGAAAAAATCTTCCGCTCGGCTGTCGTATTCGTCGATGCTCAATGGGCGGTAGGCCCGTATCAATGCTTTGTCTTCGAGACTGAGATCTAGATCAAATTGGTTATCTAGCTCAGGAAAAAGTGCCACTGGCCCACAACGATATATTTTTCCCCGGATGAAATGATAATTTTTGTGCTGCTGGAATGCGCAAATCTGGAATGCAGCTTCAGGAGGATTATCATGCAAGGTATATCGACCCTCTTCAGTGGACTTCAAAGCATTTTTAGTGAAATGCGTATAATTCCAGGTTTCTATCCTTACCTTTCCATCATAAAAACTGCGCTCGCCCCCGGCTATAGGGTCAACTGTATTCTCTTGGACATTGGCCGGGAAAAAATTTCGTATATTTTGATAGATGGTTTCTCTTAATGATTCCTCGTGTATACTAATCCCAATCCAAGATTTAGTTGTTCTGAGAAGATCATACAACCCAGGAACTCTCGTAATATAAGTGCCATTGCTCATGACCTGGACATTGGTGTTAAAATACTTGCTTAATCCAGATATCCAATCACTGATAGATGGATTAAGAAAAGGTTCTCCACCCATGATTACAATATGCTCAATCTTTATTTTTTCCGCCCAACGACGTATGATATCATCATAATCTTTCCAGAGTTGGTGACCTTTGAAATGGATGTCGTTAAAACGGTTGCAACCTTCGCAGCTCAGGTTACAAACATTAGTAATATAGAATTCGAGTTTAGGTATTACCCTGCGAGTGTCCACTATTTCAAGGCACGTTTGGCCATGCGGTCCACAGTATCTCTTGCTTGATCTACAGACATTTGTGTTCCAGGAACGATATCGCCACCTTCGCCTCGGAAAATCACTTTGCCATTTTGATCGTCGCCTTCGATGTTGGCGATGAGATTGCTCAATGGAGGTTGTTGGATCAATGTTCTCAATTGGTCACCAGTTAATGGGATCTGCATGCTTTGTGCCAATGCCAAGAAAGCCTGTAAAGATATGACCTTCTTGGCATTGGTATCTTGTGCTCGCTTGCTGAGAAAATCACTCAATGCAGCGAGTTTGCCAGAGTCAATGCTGGGCGCCTGTACTTCGTCGATGCGCATTATCTGCGCTCACGACCTAGTGCTGCGCCGCTGAGTTCTTCTTCCTCGTCGCCGGAGAGATTGGCATCAAGGCTGAGATCGGCATCGACTTCGTCTTCTTCACCAGCAGGAGGAAGTTCGCCAAGGTCTGCAGCAGGAGCAGCATCGGTACCGGGAACCACAGGTGCTTGTCCAGTGAGCACGCCCTGGGCAGCTTCTAATTGTGTTTTGCCAGTCTGCAATGATGTCAGCAATTGTGTAAGTGCGGCAGTGGCATCAGCTTGGAACTGTGTGGCTTGTTCTACACCCATGTCATTCTTGATGCTGTCTGTCAGCGCAGGGAGATCTTTGAACTGCATGGCTGAAATCTGTTCCAACATCTTCTGCACTTGGTCTACCATGTCTTGTGCTGCCAATACTACCTGCGCAGTATTGATCTCACTCTCACGTACCATGCGTTTCTGCTTCTTGGCTTCTTTTTTCATGGCAGCAATGGCAGTGATAGTCTTCTGCTCTTCGGGATTGAGAATCTGCCCGCTTTGTGCCTTCTTCATAGTGGCCTGTGTCTTGGGATCGTTGACGTCTACAGCGACGACGTTAGCGCCAATTTCGCTCAGATGAGAAGTCAATGCTTGTTCCAGCATGACCAATTTCAGATAATCGGGATTGCGCTCGCTGAAGTGTCTGCTGGGACTGGCCCGGTGTTCACGCACCAGTGCCCGGACTTTGCCGAGCATGCGGCGTGCTTGTTCCGGGCTGATACGATCAAAGTCAATACGATCACCGTGTTGGTTTTCGATGACTTTAGCGACTTGTTCTTGGGGACGCTGTGCGCCCAGTTCGTGCAGTTTCATTGTTGAATCCTCGTAATTGCCAGTATTTAGCCAAATTAACACATTTGTCTAATTGAATTTCAATGTGTTGCAGCCGTTGTCTTTTTCGCTGTATTTTGAGTTCTACATTTTCGCGCCAGTGCGGCTGTTGTATTTTTTTAGACAGCGCAGATCTCACACGTAAATCCGAGCTTAACAGATTCTGTTGACGGCTCAATCTCATGATATCGTTGGCCAGGGTATATTTTTGATATCGGTCGGCGATGCACCAGCTTAGGGCCAGTCTGCTGCTGGTAAATTCCCCCACCTGATCAGTCCAGCGTGTCACGCAGAAAATACCATTCCGGGGTTGTATTTTATAATGCCCAAATGCCACCACATCATTGCCATCTCGTATGATGATGTTGCGCTCGAGTTCTGGTAAGTCTTGTGCGACGATGTTTTCTAGCTTTTTTAGGGCCTGGTGTTTTTTCATTTAACGACGTAGGTGGCGAGCAGGTATCCAATGGTGACTACTAATATTCCCATCAGCCCCATGCCCCAGGCGATGATCTGATCATGGCGCTTGACTGACATGTCTTGTATCATATCATGCACTTCGCGCACCACAGAATTAGTGGATTCGATTTTTTCTTCTACCGTTTCCAGTTTGTTTTCCAGGAAACGATAGCGCTCGGCACACAGCTCTACGTGTGCTTCAAGGCTTTTTTTTTCAATTTCGGTGGTATCAGACATAACAATCCTATTTTTTACATGAATATATTTAGTCTGCTACCCTGAATCCCAGATTTGACTCTGGCACTATGCGTTCCAACTGATTGGCTGTTTCGTCTAACCCTGTCAACATGGGTACATCGCGAGCATCTTTGAGTATTTCTCCCAGGGGATCGGCCGCAGTGCCTAATCCCTCGATGTTGTTTAACTGGAATTCAAACGTCCAGATCGCGATGCCATCTCTGATGATTTTTTCCGGTAGAGTTATATCCGATGGCAAAGTACGGAGGCTGATGATCTGGTTTATGGTTTCCCAATTGCGCTGCTGGTTCCGGGCCCGTGTCCAAGCGTCTATATCGGTGATGACATTGCCTAGATCGTCGGTGATGGGGAATGTGCGATTCTTATAGTGATTCTTGATTCCAGTTGGAGTGATATCAAACGTGGTCCAACACAATATATGAGCTTGCGACATAGCACATATTTAACGGTCAAAAAAAACCCTGGCGCGAAACCAGGGTTTTTATCGTTGCAAAAACGATTAAGCCAGTTTGAAACCAGCTGTGGTAACAACTGTACCAGCAACGTCGACGCCTGCAACTGTACCATTGGACGATGTGACTTGCACGTTGCCCAGAGCACGCAGAGCTGTCTGCAGGCTAGCTGCTGTGTAAGCACCAGCAGGATAGACCGCGATAGAGATCTGACCAGATGTATCAGCTTCAACTTGATACTTAGCGATAGTAGCTGTTTGCTGGATAGCAGAGTTGATCTGGTTAACTGCACCAGGATTGAACACGCCGCCGCTGTAAGAACCCAATTGACCACGGAGGTCGATTGCTGCGTCGCTTCCGTTCTTCACGAGAATCTTGAAGAAGTCCAGCTTGGGACCGTCCATCTGCACGAGTGCAGCGGAGGTGATAGCGCCTGTTTGTGCGCCGTTGTTGATGTCCAGTGCAAATACTGGTTGTGAATCACCGTTAAAAGGTGGGAAATAAGCCATTTTAAATCTCCTTGATAAGTGAGCTTTCGCTCTACACTTATTTACCAAAGAGACATAAAATGGTACCCGTTAGGTTAATTCAGGATTGTTTCGGGCGAAGTTTGCAGCAGAGAATCGCATACGATCCACGAACTTCATACCTTGACCCACGTATCCTTCATGCCCGGGTTCGTCGTTGACCGATGCTTGTACATCATGTGCTTGGGCATCTAGCTGGCGCACTAGATCGTTCTTTAGTGAAGATATGTCCAAGAATGCTTGGAATACCGCTGCCACTGCTTGTTTGTTTGCTGTAGCCCACTCAAATATGCGCGGTGTCTTGGCAGGTGCTCGCTGCTGCACCCACTCACCAAATCCTGCCACGAGATTGCTATAATCCCGAGATCTCACGCGGCTGTTGAGATATTGCTTGATCAACTGTGGGAAGTCCGTGATCTTGCGGGCACGGAGTTCTGCTGGATTAAACAGCTGATCTATTGTTGTGCCATATTGACTGATGATTCGCTGCACGTCTTTGACCGTGGAATCTTTCAACTTGATCTGGCGAGGTTCTTTGAGGCTGGGATCCAAGATCAGCAATCCCGGACTAGGCGCCAATTCCGCTGCACGTATGGCCGTGGGGGCAGCACCGGGCGCTTCCAGTGCTGTGTGTATGACCACTCCCACTTGGCTGGAACCGATCTTTTTGCCTAGTTCCGAATCCACAGGTACGCGATACTTTACTGTGTTGGGCATGAATTCGTAGGCACCATTGACTACTTGAGGTGTGTCAACAAACAGCAGATCACCTTGGATGTAACCACGGAAGTCCTGTGGCACAGCACGTCGTAACATGGGGAATAATTTTCGATAGATGGTGATGAGTTCACCGCGTTCCCCGCCGCGCTGGGCCATGATCCGCTCGACCATTTCCGGGCTAGTGGCCAGACCGTCGTAGCCCTTGGCCAGGAATCCCGATTTGTCTGTGAGCACAAACTCGCCCGTGGGTTTGCGGCCAAATATAATAGCGGGCTTGCCGTCCCATTTCACGGTGGCGGTCTCAGGACGCTGGGCCGCTGCCAAGATGCCCTGCAGAGCTTGTGTCAGTCCCCGGCTGCCAGCGTCCAGGACCATGTCTTCAGGGTGCTCGATTCGCACGCCTTCTACGATGATCTGCATGCCTTGGTTCACGATGCGATCACGCAGTCGGGCCATGATGGACACTTCGTTGTATTCTTGATAGACTTCTACGTTTTCATCCAAGGGTGTACCGGCACGCTGCATGTGATCGCGGAAGTCCGCTAGTTTCTCTTCTCTTTTGGGGTCATTTTTCAGCGCAGCCAATATACGCTCTACAGAACCAAGATCATCCCGGGTAGATTGGGGATTCAGCAACATACGGGCGATCTCATCAGGATCATCAGTGATCAGTTCGTTAGTGGAACGATCAGCGATACCGTCTACTTGATTGAGTTTATAGCCCATGCTCTTGGCCATGCTGTTGATCAGCACGTTTCGGCTGGCACCTTTAAACTCACTGTTGGGGTCGCTGCGCAGGATCCATTTTGAGAATTCTGGTTTGCTCAGAAACATGAAATCGGTCTGGACGAAACCTGTGTTGGGGCGACCACCAATGGGTGTTAGTAAGTGTACAGCGGTGCCAGTCTTGCGGACCCAGTCACGAGGATCTTGCCCTCGCTGCTGGATCATATCTGACAACTTCTTGTAGAATTCTTCTTTGTTGATTTTATTACTGTCTACTGCCAGATCTAAATCCCCAGAAGTAGGTTTAAGACCGGTGCTGCCCAACATATTGTCTTGCAAAGGCAATCCGGTGATGCCTTCTAACCACTTGACTGTGGAGGCTATATCAGCGAGATTAATACGCTGGGTGCGAGGATTACCGTCAGCATCTTTGAATACGTTGCCGCCTTCATTGATCTGCATCTGTGCGTCTCACTGTACGGGTAAATTTTCCAGCATCTTTGGTCCGTATGGCGTTGAGCAATTTACGCACGAGATTTTCAGCCTGATCCGGAGGATATGCTGCTTCGATCTGCTCCACTAATCGCACAGCCGAGGCTATGACGTTGCTGGCGCGGCTTTCGATGATGTATCTACGGTCGCGCTCGGCGTTTTTTTCAACATATATCGCATCTAGTTCTTCTAAAATGCTGCGTGTGCGTTTTTGCATGATTTCCCAAGACCTTTGAATTATTTATTGAAAATGTCGAGAGATTGTTTTTATAAAAATCTCGGATTTTTTTGGAATTACCAATATCTATGATACATTTCAGCCGCAATGGGAAAAGTGTCTGGAAAATGCTGACCGCGCAACGAATCAATTTTTTTTATTTCTGCGATCATTTGTTTTATGGATTGATCATCTTCTTGATAATTTACATCTATTAGATTTTTATAACTCGATCTTGAAATAAAGTCAACGTATTCCCGGGTACAATTACGTAAGGAAAAAGGACCAAAGGCCAAATGTCGGCTATGATTAACTAGATCGCCTTCCCGATTGGCACTGAAATTCTCTTTGATCCATTGCTCGCATTCAGCAAGATATGCCAGATTGAATATTGATATGGTCTCTTCCACAACAAACATCACATTACTAGGACAAGTGGCTCGTATATTTTGTATATTGTTGGTCACTTGATGCCATTTTGCAGGCCAACGGAGATATTCAAAACGATCGCCGATTCCGTCGATGCTAAGGTGTAATTTGACCAGATATGCTTTTTCGATGATTTTATAATTTTTTTCTAATATCGGTTGTGTGGCATTGGTCTGGAAACACACGGTCAACTGATTTTTGGCATTTGGAACATTGTCCACTAACCACTCAGTGACTTCCCAATACTCCTGGCCTAGGAGAGTTTCGCCACCGCAAAAAACAACCTGTCTGAGATTGGATAAATCTAACTCCTCCAGACTGGAGATCACATCGTTTTTATTGCGTGGAGTAAAAATAGGCTCATGCCATTTGTTGTGGTCTTTGAGATGTTTTTGCCAAAAAGTGCTGGCCGCTGGCCCGCAGGTGCGGCAGGCTAAATTACAACTGATATCAAACATGAGATCGATCCTGGCGGGACCGGATAGATTGGTTTTTCCAAAAATGTTCAATCCACCATTCATTCCAGTACGAAAACTAGGTAGCCCAGATTTTTCTAGCTTTTCACAATTATGACAACCAGGATCCCATATATTTTTCGAGTTGTTTTCTCTCAGTGGAATAAATTTTTTGTCATTCCAAATGTTGTCACTGTTTGTTACAGGAAAAAGAGAATCTCTCAAACAACAATGTTGTGCCTTGATCTCTAATTTAGATTTAAAATCTAGATTAAGACCGCCGTGGATCATCGAACAATATAGATCGTTGGTCATGACTGTTTGATTTGGCCCAACAATTGTTTGAGCTTGTTACTCTGTACCTCTGCAGCGACTTTGGGAATGTCGTTGGGTTCATCCTTTTCAGTGGAGGATATCAGGCTCTTGGCTTTGATACTTTCGTAGATTTTAGATCCTGTAAATCCGGATTGCTGACTGGTGTCTTCACCCGGGTCGGTAATCCTCATGGTCTCGATGTTGTATTCAAGATCGATCTTCATACCTACCCCCGTGCTACTACGCGATTTCATACACTGTATCTGATAGCGTCCACGCTCGCGCATGGCTCTTGATGTAAAGATACCAAAAACGTTGTCTGCTGTGTTGATCTTGGAGATACCACCAGAAATATGACTATGATCAAACTCAATCTCTTCCACTGCTGATCGATTTAACTGCGATGCAGTGACCATGAGTACCCCCAATTCCTTGGCCAAATTGCGGAGTTCTTCTGACACATACTTGTCTTTGACGAATAAGTCGTTGGGAGAAACTTTGGCGCTGACGGGCATCAGCAAGTCCAAATAGTCTACCATGATGAAATCCACACGGATCCCGGTCTGGATCTGTACCTCCTTAATGTAGCTGCGGATATCATTGATGTTGCTCTGTGCCGGGAATCCTTTGATGCGGTATTGTCCGGCTTTTTTGGCCACTAGTTTAACTTTGAGCTCTGTGGTTTCTATATCTTTACGGATTTCTTTGGTTGATGCATTGGTCAACATGGCATCTGTACGCAGGGCACAGAGCTCTTCTGAAAGTTCTAAGGTGATATACACACCGCTGAGTCCTGACTGTAACCAGTTTAGTGCGATATTCATCATCACCAGCGACTTGCCAGATCCAGATCCACCTGCGAAGATGTTGAGTTCGCCGCGGCTGAACCCACCATATAATAGCTTGTCTAGCTGTGGCCAGCCTGTACTTACTTGTCCACCGGAATTAAAATACTTGTTGATACGAGCTCGTGGATCATCAAAATAATCCGTGCCCATGTCCTTAGTGAGACTGATTTGTACCGCATCCTTGATCAGTTTCTCCACCGGATCAAACTCGCCTTTTTCTAGCAAGTCAGCTGATTTCAAGATCGCACGTTCCAGTTCCTGGCGCTTGGTAAAAGCTTCGAACTCTTCCATGAACCAGTTGAAATGATCCTCATTGAGGTCTGGAATATGCTGTAGCTTGATACCTGTGGCTGCTGACACTTGCTCGGCCACGGGCATGGTCTTGTGGTCATTGCTGTGTTTTTTAATAAACTCAGCGGCTGGACGCAAGCTGCGATCAAAGTTTTCGGGATTGTAGATGTTCTGCACACGCACATAACTCTGTGCGTCCTGCAACATCATCTCCAGGAATAATCGCTGTACATTGATGTCGTAATCTTTAAGCATATATGTTCTCAATAATAATTAGCTACTGCGAGTACCTGGCGCCAATTAGTTCCGCGGCGGCGATCGATTTCGTCGAAATGTTGGATCCATGAATCATCGGAGTGTTGATACTGGTTCAGCAAAGATTCGGCCAGTCCATTGAAATAATGATGAGATTTTAAATGGGCGATGGCTGCATCCTTGGCCCGGGAATTTAATTTAGTAATGTCAAATCCATTGGATATGTTCCATGTAAAATCCGAAACATCTCCTTCGCGATTGGTGGCCAGTTCGCGATCAAACCAATCAACTACATCTGTGATCTCAAAAATATTATAACATCCTATAGTGAGATTCACTCCAAACATCACGTTGCTGGGCAGTTCTGCAACCATGCGGGCGATGTTGCTGCGAACCTGATCCCAAATACCATGATATCTGATATAATCAAATTGTGAACCTACTGCGTCGATACTGAAATATATTTTCACTAATTTAGCACGGGACCAAAGATCTATGACATCGTCCCCGGGGTAAATCGTGGCATTGGTATTGTAACTTACATTCAGCTGATCTAACAAGTTTTTTGAATTAAATCTTTTTAATATGTCACTGTGATTATGATTTATCAATGGTTCGCCGCCATTGAAATGCACACGCCGAACATTAGTGATGTCCAGAGAATCCATGTAAGGATTGCTGGGCAAATTGGCACGGCCAATGTCTGCAAGATCTGTAGCCCCAACTTCTTTGGCCCAGGCACTGGACCATTTTGGTCCGCACATCACACAGGCCAGATTACAGGCCCAAGTGACATTGATGTCAAGGCTCTGTATCTCTGGATCGTCACTGATATCTGTGGGATATTCCGTAATGACTTGTGTGCGACGGCTCATTCCGCTGATCTCTTCGGCTTGCCAACATCGGCGGCATTCTGCGGATTTGATGCCCGCCAGCGATTCGGTGCGGATGCGTTGCAGATCTGAGTTGGTACGGAAATCAAAATCCTTGATGGGTACTGAAAAATGCTCGGACTGGCAGCAAGGTCCAATGTTTATCTCCGAGCGATTTATCGGCTCGATGTAGAGATTCTTGAAGATATCCGGGCACCAGTTAGAATTTTTTGGCAAGTTGTTTCTTCCTCAGTTCTATCTTGATACGGCTGGTCTCACGGCTCCGCATGATGGAAATCAACGTGGCCAGTCGGCCGTATCGTTTCACTGCGTCATTGACATCTTTGACGTTGTCCGGCCACTCGGGTATGCTCACTGCCCATCCCAGTTCCAGGGCACGATCTATCAACTTCATACCGGCCTCATCTTGGTCGGGCACCACAGTGATCTCTCGACCTAAGCTGCGTATCAAGCGTACCTGGGCATCATTGATCTCGGCATGTAACACAGCCAGTCCAGAGATGCTGAGTGCATCAAACACACCTTCCACCACTATCACATGTTGCCAGTCTGTATGTTGCAGATCCGTGCCAAATACAAATCCAGGTTGCATGTCATGGATATAACGTGGATTGCGGTCGTCAAAGAATCTACGTGTATGGCCCACTATGCGCCCATCATAGGTAAAAGGTATGATCACACCTTGGCGACGGCTAAACTTGTCATCCACCCCTCCGTGTATCATCCCGATGGGATAATCCTCCGGTACGCATCTGTCTCTGAGATACTGCCAGTGTTGGGGCATGTTACGGTCGATCAACGCAAACTCTTCGGGCAAGTCTCGATCTTCGAACTGTATTCCTTGCACGGCATCAGAAGTACGCTGTCGATCATCCAGAATACCTTGTATGCTGCGATGCCGGAGGCTTTCGAGATTGATGCGCTCGATCTCTTCTTGCGGCACATTTATCCAACTCAACAGTTTACGGGCCTTGAAACTGAGATTGCGACCTAGTATGAAACTGGCAGTGAAGCCGCAGTTGAAACAGTGATAGCTCCATCCCAGGTCAGTGACTTTGATGCCCCCACGCTGGCGGCGGTCCGCGCTTTCGCCATTATGCACACAGCAAGGTGCATTGAAGCTGACCCATCCCGAACTGGCGCTCTTGCGTTTCGCCGGCAGATAAGAAAGGATATCTAGCATCACGCTAGTATAGCAGAAGATTTGGGATCAATCAACGATATTGGATCAGATCGACGTTTCCGGCGTCTTTGTTGAAGACCAAACGTACATAAGGATGGTATCCTTCCACATTGATGCCAAATCTCGCCGTGGAATCGGAGAATGTAAGATTGGAAACCGTGTTGCCAGTGCGGAGATCTTCAAAGCTGACATCATACCATTCTACTGTGTAGGCAGTGGCGTCACTAGATCCTTGCACTTGCAGATTTCCGGTATACCCATCGTTGTCGATCTGGAAGGTCATGAGGCTGCCACCATTGGTGGTCAGTGTGCTGGTATAATAGGTATATCCCGTGCCACCTTGGGCAGGGATTGTGAGTTCTTGGCTGGCCACGAAAGCAGGAAACACGCTGTCTACGATATCGATGTCGCCACGAGCGCCAGAATAGTCATCAGTGAAAACTGCTTGGTCTAAGTTGCCAGCCGACACCTCTATGCTCCAGCTTGCCGGTTCTGGTTGGAATAGGAATGTATCCACAGCAGGAACAGTGACTTTAGCGCGACCAGTGGCTGCATTGAGTGTCACTAACTCTGTGGCATACAGGAGATTCTGCCCATTTTGGCTTATGATACGGAAAGTAAAAGTCAGCCCGGATATGTTCACGGGTTTCTGGTCCTGGTTCTGGAATTGGAACAGGATCACGTTGTCCACGCCCCTGTTGAGTTTTAAATTTTTTGCGTACACTGGTTGCCACCTCCGGTCAAACACAGCACCCTGGCCCGAGACATCGATCATTAAGATCGGTTGGATTTGTTGATATAAATAGGCAGTGGTGCTATACATAGGAATCTCCACTGATATTTATGGGTGACAATATATTCGCGAAACTCTCTGAAACTTATCCCTTTATTACGCTGTGCGTACACGCCGGCACGGAATATGTGGGGATCATACAAAATCGCGATGACAACATCACTACGATCTACGACTTTGGAAACATACAAGATCCAGAACTCAAGAGGTTGTTTATTGATCTAGCCAATGCTTGGTGGTGGGAAAGCAATCGTAGCATACCCATAAACATATTCCTCAAAGGAGAATGGGACGTTTTCCGTGGTTATTTGCGGACTTTTAGTAATCGTGATCTAGAAATCATACATGGGCCTGTTTGCAGCCTCAATGACATAGCACGTCGGAAAAGCAAAAGAAAAGCAATTACTTTAGTACGTAAAGTTGACTGAGTTTATCTATCAACCAGTTGGCAGCTTTTTGATGTCCGGATCCATTAAAATGGCGCCGCGGGCCATCATGATAGAAATCCTCGTTGTCTAAGATATCTGCTAACCCGGGCCCTAAAAAATTGAATACTCTGGGATCCTGTGATATTTCCTTCATCAGTCGATCACCCTTTACTTGATCAAAAACTGACTGATCGGTCAACGATATATGGGGATATACAAAGTAATCGATGCCCCGAGACTTCAAATG